TGAACGGATCATATTTCCCGGAGGTATATCTCCACCTATTGACAGTAATACTATTACTATCTTGGAATTGTCCTTCCATTGCTACTGATGGATAATCGTCAGATAGGTTTGATATAACACACATCAGGTATTCGCCGCCGCACCCGCCCATGTAATGGACAAAATCCATTCTATCTCTGAAGGTGTATATTAGGCCTTCGAACTTTTGTTTATTTGTTAGCATCTTTAAATTTGCTTTCACAAATTAAGAAGTCTTTTACTAATCCTGATCTGACAATATCTTCTACACCAAAGTTAACTACTTCAAAATGATTTGGCATCATGTCCATAATCATTAAGAAATCTTTAAGGCCATTCTTCTCTTTATCTTGTTTGAAATCAGATTGATGGAAGTCGCCTGAGAATATGATCTTACAGTGTTTGCCAACCCTAGTAATAATAGAACATAGTTCATGGTAGTTTAGGTTCTGCATTTCATCAACTACTATAATAGCATTGTTATATGTTATACCGCGTATGAATGAAGTGCTCTCGAAGTGTAATAAATTATTAGACATTAAGTTATCCCATGCGGTTAAGCAATTAAATAACTCCTGGAATATCGATCGATATGGTCCAGTATAAGCATCTTTCTTTTCTTGCTCATCACCGGGCAAGAATCCGATATCCCTTGTTGGTACAATTGATCTAACGATAATCATATCTAAGTACGGAGTAGATTTGTCAAGTACAGCTTCTAATCCCAATGATAAAGCCAAGTATGTTTTTCCTGTTCCGGCGAATCCTGATAGTATCAAATTTTTATGATCAAATGATTCTATAGCTCGTCGCTGATTTGAATTTCTCGGCTCAAGGTTTGGCAAATCTTCTAGTCTTACTTTCTTTTGTTTTCTATTCAAGTTTTGATTGACTCCCACCAGTTTTGTGAATCCCCTTCATTCTTCGCTTAAAGCCCTCATCTGTCTTAGACCATACATCGCCTACAGAAGATATTAATGTCGGGGTTGTTTTAAAATAAGCTCTACAGTTGTTTTCTTTCATGTAGGCTTCCTTGTCATCATACGGCATTGTTGCAGTCCAGATTTTACCTGTCTCGGTATTTAAAAAATCGTATGTTGGCATTAGTTAAATATCCTACGACCCCAGATCTCTTCTGCTAACCTAAGGGTAAGGCCATTGACTTTAAGTTTCTTGTCCTTGGCCTTCATTAATATATTAGCATCTCTGGGATCCATTGATTCTAGGATAGAAATAAATTTATAGTCTGCCCGCTCTTGAGGCATTGCACCTTTCCTGACTAATGGAACAAGGTTTCTAGTTTCGTTTTTAAGAGTTGTGTACCAGCATCCAGAATGAGGAGCAGGTGTCCATTCTAAATCATCAGATACATAGATTATAAGATCGGGATCAAAATTAATTCTCATCACACTTCTTAAAGCTACTGTGTCATTATCCATTAAGACCTTAGCTTTACCGGCCCTTGACTTTTGTTTATCTACTGCGGCTAAGACTTCCCATATTTCCATTAGAATTCCCCCGCACATTCAATTAACATTTTCATATCGTTCTCTATCAAATAAGTTAATACATTTCCTTTATTAGGGTATTTATAATTTTCAAATTGTCTAATCGATTCTTCTTTTAAATCTTCCGGTGTTCTGTCTAGATGTATCATGGTTGTATTCCTAACAAAGTTTTTGAATATAGTATTATCTAGGCCCATTTTATCTTGGTGCATATTCTCTTTTATCTCAGCCATTCTCTTCTTCGTCATAGGCTTTTGTCTAATACTATCAGTGAATGAATTATCAGGTGAAAGAATATTTGGCACTCCATCTCCGGAGTCGCCCTTAAGAATGTGTTCAAAGATATATTGAGTTGGATCGTCTTCCTTAACCCACTTGTTAAATAGAGGGGACCATTGAATAACATCTCCGTGTCTATGCAACTGGATAAAATCTTTATCTGCTGATACGATAGCAACCTTCTCCCCTAGCAATGGTCTAGTTCCAAATACAGTCAGTGCCCCTATGATATCATCTGCCTCAGCACGATTAACTTCAATCACTGGATATGGAAAGTTGTTCCGGATATCTTCTTTGGTGATATCAATTAGTCTAAATATTTCTGTCCAATCAAATTTATCAGTATCTCTAGTCTTCTTTCTTCTAGCTTTATATTCTGGATATACTTCCTTTCTCCAGTTGTTATATGAGTCACAACAAATAACTAATCTCCCGTATTCTTCTTTGGGAAACTTATTTCTATAGATCCTAATATTATTTAGAATAACATGTTTAATAAGGCCATCAGATAAAGTAACTCCCCTGCCTAACTGTCCCATTACAGAACCAATACCTATACCATTAAAATCAATCAATACCATCATCTATCTCCACGTCTTGCAATCCTCGATATCCTAGCTTGATAGCGATTATGCCATTATAATTATCTTCACGTAAGAGGACCTGTTCCTTGAATTGGAAATGGGCCTCCATGTAATTTGTTTCACCCCTTGACTTACACAAGTGTATGATTTCTCTTTTAAAGTTTTCCTTGCCTAGTAACTCAATATCTTTTTTTAATCTGTCGGAAGAACCCCAGTAGTCTTGCCAATCGGTTTCTACTATTCTGATTCTTTTATTCTTCCTTCCCTTGAGTGGCTTTAATTTCCGCTTAGCTTTAAAGTATTTTCTACCCACGTAATCATGTCCATTCCGTAAGTTAGTAATACGATATACAAAACCATAATACTCACCCACCATTTCGGAAATAAATTCCTCTCCCTCATAAGTCCATTTCACCCGTATCCTTCGCCATCTTCATTGTCTCTCCAGTCATCACATTCACATCCACAGAATGGACAGTATGATATATCCACACCCACCTCTTCCACTGTCACAAATTCTTTATCATTATCGACTAGTACCCTGTACTCTTCTCCGCAATTTCTACAAACCATCTACACCCATGTCCTGGACAGATAAATAATATTCAAGGTCATCACAACCGCCTATATGTTTATTACCCAAAAAGACTTGAGGGTATGTTCTGGCCTCAGGTGCATATACTAGTAGGTCATTTAAAGTCCACCGGTCTTCATCAACCAATCTAGATTCATAAATAATACCAGCATTAGTTAACAACTCTTTTGCTTTATCACAAAACGGACAATACTTAGTTGTCCAAATAATATTCGTACTCATAAACTCAACCCCTTTAACATTTCTAATTCAACATCTTGTTTGACCCCGCCTACTACATAGCTAGTGATCTCTGTTTCCTGAGGAGCTACTTGTACATTACCACCGCCAATCCATTTTTCAGTATATGGTAACGGATTGGCTTGACTAACATGGTACGGTACAGTATATCCCACTGTCTTAATTCTTTTAGCGGCTATCCATTCAATGTACTCTTTTAATAAACCGGCATTCAAGCCAATCATAGAACCACCTTGGAATAGATAATCGCACCAATCTCTTTCTTGTTCGATAGCATTCATGAACATGTTCATTACTTCATCAGTCGTTTCTTTTTTGATCTTAACGTAATCTGAATCTTCTTTAATCAGACTTTTGATAATATGTATAGAAGCCGACAAGTGGGTATTCTCGTCCCTTGCAATTAATTTAATAATCTTAGCATTGCCTTCCATCTTCTTAAGTTCTGCAAAGGCCCATGAACATGCAAATGATACATAGAACCTAATGCCTTCCAGCATAAAGATAGACAGCATACAAAGATATAATCTCTTCTTGTGTTCGTATGAGCCATAGGTTCCTTCAAAGTTAATAAGATCGTCATAGTATTTTGATACATCAACACCGCATTCAACTATCTCGGGGATAGTCGTCATCTCATCGAATACAACAGATGGGTTAGGATAGACATTCCTAATGATATGAGTATAAGATCTAGAATGAATTGTTTCAAAGAATGACCATGTTTCTATTAGCATCTCAACTTCTGGCAATGAGACAATTGGTAATAGGGCAATGTTTGGGGATCTTCCTTGTACAGAATCTAATAAGATCTGTCGCTTAAGATTGGCAGTAAAGATATGTCTCTCTGATTCTGTTAGTTTACTAAAATCTATCTTATCTTTAGTTACATCAATCTCATCAGGTGTCCAAAAGAATGAGATCATTCTTTCAGTTAACTTTTGTATGGCTGGATATTTAACCGAGTCGTATCTAGCAATGTCAACAGGCTCATCAAAGAACATGCTTTTGCTTATATAGTTTTTACTGTTTATTTCAAATACGCTCTTCATAATAATTCCATAATCTTATTAAAAAGGATACTACCGATATTGGGAGGATAGTATCCTTTTTAATAAAAGGGGGGATTAAAATTGATATAGGGAAACCCCCCCGACAAAACCTAGTGGATCATTATTATATTAGTCTTTATTGAAGATTTTATACAATACAAGTGCTGCGATTAAACCAACTAAGCCTTGAGCACCTAGCTGGGCAACAATGCCCGTGATTGTACCGATGATGTCGCCACCAATAAACGGAACTGTACCACCAAAGATTACTTGTAATACGATTGCTAATGCAATCAATGCTACACCTGCTTCAGTTGCGCCTTTCATCCATCCTACTATTTTATCTAACATACTTCTTACCTCTTATTATTAAAAAATAGTTTTACATCTTCTCGGATGTCATCAGCATGCTGATGATTAACTACGGTCCTAAGCGTAGTATGCCACTATTGATAGTAGCGGATTAACTTTATTTATGCTATTTAATAAGCCTATTATATCATAAAAAGGGTCATTTGTAAAGGGTAATCTATTTGTAGTAATTACTGTAACCAGTCATATAGCTGCTATAGTATTTTCCTGAATCAGCATTGCTGTAGTTGTACGGAATAATACTATATCTTCTAGATCTATTACCATAGTAGTTATCATTATCAAACTCATCTACAAAGTTTCTCGCCTCTTTAATAAACCATCTTGGTTCCATGAATGAATAAGGATTAAATCCAAAGAATCCATTACTACCATTATAGTTATTTCCGAAAAATCCTGCGGATGCAGTACCCATTGCGGTAGTCAAAGCTACCGCCATTATTACTTTTTTCATACTATTTCCTCATATTATATTTTGCATGACTCACAATCGTCATCACTTACATCTCCAGCCATATCATTTGTATTGAAATAATATAACTGCTTGCCCCCGTACTTATAAAAGGTAATAAGATCTTTAATCATTACTGACATAGGGATCTTATTGTCCTCATAGTGTTCTGGGTTATATGACGTATTAACAGATATACCTTGATCGATATACTTCTGTAATACTGCCATAATTTTTAAATAACCTTCCGGGCTAGCTTGATCCCATAGAAGGTCATATTTATTCTTTAAGTTATGTATGCCAGGAACAACCTGTGGCATAATACCATCCTTTGATTGTTTGTATGATACTAGTGCTCTAGGAGGTTCAATTCCATTTGTACTATTGGATATCTGTGCAGATGTCTCTGCTGGCATAAGAGCCATTAATGTGGAGTTACGAATTCCATTTTCCTTAAGACATTCCCTTAGCTTATCCCACTCCATTCTTTCTACTGGCTTAATTAACTCATCAACTTCTTTCTTGTAGGTATCAATCGGTAGAATGCCTTCACCATACTTTGTTTCATAGCATAGAGGAGCCGCTCCCTTTTCCTTTGCCAATTGAGCAGAGGCTTTAATTAAATAGTAACTCCATGCCTCTGCATATTCATCTACGGTTTCCAGTGCATCTTCATTATATTTTAAACCTCGCTTGGCTAGGAAGTAGGCAAAGTTAATAATGCCCACTCCTAATGGTCTACGATTATAGGTAGATTCCTTAGCGGCTAACACCGGATACCCTTGATAATCTAGTAATGCATCTAATGCTCTTACTGTTAAATCACAATACTTTTTAAATTCTTTAGGCTCACTTATCATACCCCAATTAATAGCAGCTAGGGTACATAATGAAATTTCTCCATTTTCATTATCATCATATGACGTTAGCCCCTTAGAAGGCAAGTCAATCTCTTGGCATAAGTTTGATTGATGGATAGGAGCTTCCTTCTCTACAAATGCTCCGTGAGTATTTGCATGATCAATGTTCTGAAGATATATTCTTCCGGTCTCTTTACGTTCAGTCAAGAACTGGGAGAATACTTCTAGAGCAGGAAGTGTCTTCTTTCTAATTTTTCTAACCTTTTCGTACTTCTCATATAACCTCTTGAACTCTTCTTGGTTCTCAGAGAATGCTTCATATAATCCAGGCACTTCGTCCGGCGAGAAGAATGTAATATTACCACCGGTTAATAGTCTTTCATACATTAACTTATTAAATTGGAAACAATAATCTAATTCACGGACTCTAGTTTCTTCAGTGCCCTTATTGTTCTTTAATACGACTAAGTCCTCAAACTCATAGTGCCATATAGGAAAGTGCACAGTTGCCGCACCCCCTCTAACTCCTCCCTGACTACACGATTTTACTGCTGCTTTAAAGTATTTTAGGAACGGTATTACTCCCGTATGTGCGATAGAACCGTCTCCGATATTTGACCCCACTGCACGGATCTTTCCGGCGTTAATTCCTAAGCCTGCTTTTTTACTGATGTATGATACAATGGTACTTGCTGCTGCATTAATAGAATCTAATGAGTCATCTGCTTCTAGGACAACGCAAGAACTGAATTGTCTTGTCGGAGTTCTGACTCCGGCCATGATAGGGGTTGGTAATGAAATATAGAATTGCGAGATAGCATTATAGAATGACTTAACATAATACATTCTACGGCCATTGTAATTAGAAAATAATGTTAAGGCAATCATTGCATATAGCATCTGAGGAGTTTCGTATATATTACCATTGGTCCTATTCTGTACTAGGTACTTGCCACGGAATTGCTCCATGCCAACGTAAGTAAAGTCATCATCTCTCTCATGCTTAATAACATTCTCTGTGATATATCTAAACTCTTCTTCGGTGTATTTATTAAGTATATCTCCATCGTATACTCCTAGCCCAATATTCTTTTTGATTAAATCGTAAATTGAGATAGGTTCGTACTGGCCATATACTTGCTTACGTAGTTTATAGTTAACAAGTCTTGCTGCTACGAATTGATAGTTTGGAGTATGTTCTGTAATTAA